GTGAAGTGGTACCGATGGGTGAATAGTTCTGGCCGATGAAGTTTGCTATGGCTTTCTGCCGCTCGGCTTGTTGCTTCTCCAATTCGTCTCGTTTGTCCGGTTCTTCGTCGTTTTGATAAGAACGGAATCCTATCTTCTTGCTCATTGTGCGCCTCCTTTCTCTTCTTCCGGAGTCAAGCTTCTTATCATGGATGACACAATGCGTAAATCACTTATTACGGATATAATGTCATCAGCACTAACTTCATTGTTGACTTTCAAGTCTAAGATTAATCCAGTAGCTCTATCTATGGTATTGCAACAAGCACCGGCAACGCCATTTTGTAAAATCGAGATGGTTTCGCTGATGGAGGAAGTCAATACGATGTTATTGATTTCGGTATTCATTCTTTGCCTCCTTTCTGCTCCAGCATATTCGCCTTCTCACTGAATTGATAAATGGAACGTACCTTGCAAATATCGAGAAAGAATACCGTGTCGGGGCATCCACCACTTATGACATGAGCCTCGATGCGTATAGTACAGTCACGTCCCAAAGGGGTAGCGGTACATTTCATGCGTTTCATCTTGGGGTGTTCGACATTGATGCGGTTAACCACATCGCCTATTTCATGCTTGAGTGCATCCAGGGAAAGTTCATCCTTGATAAGAACATCTTTATACTTCTCTACATAATCAATAACCTTTTTCCATGCCCGGTTCTTGGGGGAATAGGTCTGCAGATGGTAAACAAAGAACATCATTCTTTGCCTCCTTTCTCATTAAAGGTGATGTTGACTGTCCCACCATTGACATAGATGGAAATGGATTTGTCACTACGTGCTGCACGGATACGTTTACGTCCGGCGCACAATTCAATACCCAACTGGGCAAACAGTTCTTGAACCTTCTCTGCGGATACATAGCGTCCGCGAGCGCTTTGAGATTGTTTTGTCATAATGAAGAGCATTTAAAATAAAACAATATGTTATTAAAGACGGGAAAGGGAACTTTCTCCAAAAAACTGGAAAACTTATAAACAAAGAAAGTTCCGCTTTCCCGTTGCTCTTCACCTTGACAAGGCAGTGGGTGCATTAACACTCCACACGGGGGTCGGAACTATAGAATACCATTGGGCATAAAAAATGCCAACGGCAAAAGTTGGCGAACAGTCTCGCCTTGTCAAAATGAAGAGCACTGCAAAGATGCAGGTTTATTTTGAAATGGCAAAAGAAAAGCGGAGATTTTTTATCTCCGCTTCAATTTTTATTACCCTTTCAAATATTTATCTACTGTATCAAAATCGAGAGTCACATCAACCATCTTTAGCAATTTTCCATACTTAGTCAAAATAGCTTGTTTTGCTTTATCATGTTCTGGAAGAACGGAAAAGAAAGCGGCGGTAAACAGCTTATCCAAACTTATTTCATGGAGAAGCAATTCTTTTGCCTTATCTTTCTCCCCAGTCGAGCAATACAGTAAGAACATTGCTTGAAAGTTTTCGTTTGGTACCATTTTCTTTTTAATTTCCTCTACATGATTACATAATGCAAAGAATCGAACAAGCAGAACGATTTCAATAACAGCAGTCAAAAAAATAATAAAATGAATAATTGTTTCCATTTGGTGTTTATTTATATTAATTCGTACAAAAATCAGAATAACTATTCTGTTAACGAAAAGAAAAGCGGAAATTTTTATTTTCCATTTCCACTAATAATTTGATAGTTTTTACATTTTCGTTTTGCGGTATTATAATCTTTAATCCTATTAGCGTAGTATTTAGAACGGCACATGTTTACAAATTTGCAATCTGCATCTTTGCCTTGAATACCAGTTATCCCTCCAAGAAGCACTCCGCGTATAAGCATATTTTCATCAAACATAGGAGCCCCACTATTGGTAGCTTCTGCCTTCCCTCGTAAAGAAGAACAATTATTAAAAGCTTTGTCTGGTGGTATGACTATTTCATTTTTTATCACTAATAACTGAGAATGCATTAAATGTATCTTATCAATATCTACATTGTCAAAATTATCCCCCAGACTTCTATCCTTAGTTTTCGGATCTTTATATTCATACGCATATAAATATAACTTTTCCAAATTAAGAGGTTGCTTCTTTCGTATTTTTAAATAGATATATCTCTTAATATATAGTCGCTTATAAGCAGAACGCACCCTAATAGGGTTCAATAACTGCCCTACAGCATAATCCTTAAACTCTGGAACCTTTTGCTTAGAAAAATCTATTGAGTCCCAACAGATTTCTTTAATCGGTGTAATATATATATTGCCATTTACTATAAAACATGCCCGAAAATCTTCTAACTTAAAATCTCCTTTTTGCCGAAAAGTGTGTCCCGCAGTAATGAATATACCTTTCTTACATACGACAACACCTGTTCCTACATGTCTTATTTCATTTTTGTTTTTATCTCTATATAATATCGAAAATATAGATTGTTCAATTAGTAATTCCATTTGTTTTTCAGTCATAGTATTATATGGTGAATCCCTTATCAAAACGCGCCCAAAGGTATAGCCACACCTCAACCCGGTTTTACGGATTACGTTTTGAAAAGGGATTCATATTGATAAATGTATAGCTATGTTGGTATTGGGCGTTGCAAAGATACGGAAAATCCCTAGAAATGGAAGAAGTGCAAATTTATAAAAAACAATAATACATAGTAAATTTGTTATGTATTTATTGCACATATCAAAAATACTATGTATCTTTGTAGTGTTCAATAAAACAAGGAAGTAATGGAAAACAAAAAAGAGATTTTGCTAATTGCCCAGAAGCTAACCGAGCTAAGGTTGAAACAAAAGATGCTGAAATGGGCATTTGAAAACAGTAAAGGGTTACCGGAAGAGAAGATGAACGCCATACTTGATGAAAAATTGAGAATAGACCATCTGATAAAAATGCTGGAAACCAAACTAAAAGAATTAGAAAAGTAAAAACAGCCCCCTCGGACGAAAAGAGGGGGCAAAAAAAATTTGCTTATGAAAACAATCAATGACGAACTGAAGGAACTTACCGCCATTCTAAATGGAGATTCAACCAACAAGGAAGAGGAATACCAACAGAAGTTCTTGTACATACAAGAACATTACACCACGAAAGCCGATTCAGAAGCCATTGCCGACTGGCTGTTGAACGGGTATCACGAACTGGCTAAAGAAGCGGAGGAGCTGAACCGTACAATAGCCTTGCAGGAGAAGATAAAGGAGATGAAGGAAATTGTGCCAATCTCTTATATCGCCCGTAATTATTTCGGGAAAAGTACGGCTTGGCTGCAACAGCGTATTTACGGCTACAAGGTACGTGGCCGTGTCTATACGCTAAGTGAACAGGACAGGCTGATTTTTAATAATGCCATCCACGACATTTGTAACAAATTAGGCTCGCTATCCATAGCTTGATAGACGTTTTATTGAACATTCTGTCCCCGCAGCTTCGAGCCACTGTGGGGATTTTTTATTCTATTCGGTAAAAAGTCCCCTTCAGTACCTTGCTTAATCCATCGACATCTATTTCCGTCTCAATCTTCTCACACAAATACTGCTTGTTGCCTATAAGAAACACCTTATTCACATCTGGCAGCTTATTGGCTTGGAACTGGATTGTGTAAGGGATATTGGAGTGAAACAGACTGAGTGTCGATAACCGATGTCCGACACTGTCCGGACAAACATCGTTCAAGCTTAGGGAATACGGAAGGAAGTCTGTGAGCTGTGCCCCGGTCTTCTGCTGGTAGTCCGTGAAAGGATAGGCATAATCATAGGCATGTGTCTGACCGCTGTAAGTTACGTTCTGCCGGTTGAACTTGCCGGTATTGACAGCCACTTCCATGTGCCCGTTTTTTTCCTGCTTCTCCTTCTGCTCCACGTCACCGTTTATGGCTTCCTGGACATTGAAGCGCTCCTGCTTGGCAACGATAGCCTGGTAGCCCACCGTGGGTATGTTCAATACCATGGAGGTGTACGGACGGGACAAATCGTAATCAGCTACAGAGCCATACACGCCGACATTGAACTGAATAATTTTAGCCGGGACGATTCCGAGTGAGGTCTCCACATCGGACGATTCCGGGTCACGGATTAAATCCGCATACAAATTGACTTCACGCAGCGTATTCTTATCATTTTCATTGTAGTTGATATAATACCGTTTACCAACAATAAAGATTGTACTTTTCTTGTCACTGTCACCCATTCCGTTGTATGCGGCCAGCATTGCATCGTAAGAATCATATTCTTGTTTGTATGCAGCTTCTATAATGTCCCTTTCAATTCGCAGATAGCCGTCATCCGTATGGGAAGGCAGATTGTAGCCCACATTGCCAGTGCTCAAGTCTTTCTCATTCTTTTCATCTTCAATATCCACAGTGAACTCCCGTAGCAGGGAAGATGCAGGAATTATCTCCTTTCCGGATTCTGTAAAATAATCGTTAAGCCCTACGAGGCTCACCACTTTGGTGCGTTCGTTGACCACTGTAACCGCACAAAGGAATTTCTCCAGTTCATCAAAGAATTCGGAAACAGTCCAGTGCGGCAATGCGGCGGCCACTCGGTTGCTGCTTACCGCGCTGCATACATAAACGTTCCGCAAGAAATTGTTATCAAAGAAGGAGGTATCGAACGTATAGCCAAAATGCCCCACTATTCTCTTGATGACTGTCAAAAGGTATGGCTGTACACATCGATGGCCATAATAGGGGCAAAGGGTAAAATTGTTCGTGCCGAACTCATAGATTGCATCGTTCTGAAGGTTCTCCCATTTGGCATCTTGATAGAACACCGGCAACCATACAGCTTCAATGTCGTCCACCGAACCGTAGTAGTTCACCATATTGGCAGGTGGCTGGAAACGGTTCTGATTGTTGTTCGGCCAACTGATTGTACCTAAATCAAGTTCGTCAATATACAGATCATCATTCGTCAGCAGATTAAATTCCGCATTACCCGATACGAGCTGTACCTTAACCAGTGCATCTTCTACTGAGAGTAAAACCGCACTGCCGTAAAGCAGGCATCTGGCGTCAACGATGAGTGTGGCCGGAAGGATAGTCTTTTTTTTTGTCACATCCAGTCTGTTCACGTGCTTGAATATGGCATGATTAGCAGGCATGGGGAGTTCTATGTCCAAGGAATAATTGGAGCTACGGGTGAAATACGGATTCTCGGAGGTGAACGTAATGTTGAACCCTTCAGGAAGGGCGGCCAATTGCCCGTCAATGTATAATTCTGTCATTGCTTGTTGCGTGATTTATTGTTGTTCAACTTCTGATACTCTTTCTGAGCCTGGTTGATACCCCGTTTGCCGGTAACATAAGTTTCCGCTACCAGCGGATCATCCAGCCTGTTTTTAAGCTTCCGCAATACGCGGGTACATTCTATCAGCATCGCCACCATAGCCGGATCATTGGTCGTCGTTGTGGCGCTGGCAGCGGGTGCTTTGGCTGGTACGGTACGTGTACTCTTTCCGGAACCTGTCACAGCCGCTATGTCTTCAGCTGTCAGATTACCGACATTACCGCTACGCTGTGCCACGTCAATGGCGTCGAATATCGGTCGCAGATTCGGGTTGGCGACAGCGAAACGGTTGGCGACGAACTCGTTGGAATGCACGATGCCTTGTGGCTGATCCCAGTCACCGGGACTGGTATAGCCACCAGTGTAGAAGTTGCCGACCATCCCTTTTACTACAGCAAAAGCCGCTTTGATGGCAGCTACTTGGGCAGCTGCTTTTGCGGCACCGATAAAGGAAAGTGGAGCTGTTGCCGCCAAATTTTTTGCGGTGATTTCCAGTATGGAGATCTCAATAACACGTTCCAAAGCATCCAGTGTCATCATAATGGTTTCACGTAAGAAATTCTTCAGCGAAAGTTCGCCAGTGGCAATCATTTCACCAATCGTTTCTCCGAAGTCGGAAGCGATATCCGTCACCAGAGAGGCATATTGCCTATGCATTTCCATGGTTTTGTCGTACTTCTCTTTCTCGGCATCGGTCTGGGCTTCGGCCTGCTCCTTCTGTATCTCCGTACGTTGTTCCTCAGTCAGTCGGTAGTTGTGAAGCAAATCATTCCAATACCGTTTCCGAATCTCGTTCATCTCCTGGGAGAAATCCTCCTCGGAAGTCAGGTTCCTATAATGATAGGAAGCTGCTTCTTCCAATTCGATACGGAGTTGTTTCTGACGAACTGAAAGGCGTTCTTTGGCAATCTTGTCTGATGCTTTCTGACGCTCCTTTTCTGTCTTTTCATCCTGTTTTTTACATTCTTCATTGAACTTGATTTGTGCCTCCAGCATCTTTACCTGCAACTTCTCACGTTCATGCGGCTCCAGCCCCATTATCGCCAATTTCTCATCCAAAGTCTTTTTCTCCAAATCTATCTGAAGGGCAGTATATTCCTCGTTAGTCTGGATTTCTCCCTCAAGATAAAGCTTCTGGAGATGGGTGAGCTGTTGCATGTGGTTAGTCTCTATATCCTCCAATTCCTTGCTGACACGTTTTTTCCGCTCTTCTTCAGATTCAGAACCTCCACCACTGCCACCGTTTCCGGTAATTGTTGGAGAATCTGGAGTAATAGTCTTGTATTTATCGTTGATGGCAAGCAACTGGGAGGTATAATCCTGCATCATCTGTTCGTAATACCGAACGTTATCGTCAAGACGTTTTTTCTGGGTAGCCCATACGCGGTATGCAGTGGGTGATATCCCGTTGACTGCTGCAAGTTCCTCAACGGACTTGTCCATATTGACGGGGTCATTTATCTCCCATTCGAGATTTTTAAATTTCATGGCATCGGAACCGTTCTCCTGAATCCATTCTGACCTTTGTGCCAGGGCTTCTTGTAATTTGGCATTGGCCGCTTGCTGTTTGGCTGTGAGCAACAGCTTTTCTACATAACCGTCCAGCGCTTGCGTGTTGTTGTTGATAAGCACCCCCTCTTCCGTCAATGAAGCATGATATTCCGGAACAATGGACTGAATATCTTCTAATGCAGCCTTCCGTTTTTCATATGGTTCTTTAGAATCCTCAAGTACTTTCCGTAAAGCATCCAGCTTATTTTTTTCTTCGCTAATGCTTTTTTCAGCCTCTCTATTCATAACCACCAGTTCCTTTTGCCTACGTGCTGCAGCAGAAGTACGCTGAGCGTAGATATACAGTCCTGTTGCTGCGGCTGCAACGGTTGTGGCAATAGCAACAAAAGGATTTAATCCTAATACCGTCCATGCTGCCCGTGCCGCTTTAGTTGCGGCAGAGAAGCGGAAGGTTAAAGTCTCCAGCGCTGCTCGGAAAAGTAGTGTACTTGCTGCCACTGTCCGGGTTACGATATTATGAGAGCGCATCTGTAATATCAACCTGCCTATTGCCTTGTAATCTCCTGCCAATGCGTCGTTCAAAGCAGTGGTGGCTACCCGGAAAGCCGTTTGGATGGCGATTCCTGCTCGTAAGACTAAGTTGTAAGTAGTATGATAAAGGGATATGAGCTTTAATGTGGTATAATAAGCTGCCAGAGGAACCGTTAGTGTTATTACTGTTGTGCCCCATTTTTTGCACCAGTCAATCAATCCCGGCAAATACTTGAGCACATTGGTCAGCATATTCGTACTCACCGTCAGAG